TAACATATCACCGGTTCCTTTAATTACGTGATCACCTAATCCTTTTGCCATACTTCTTCCAAAGGTTTCAAAAAATCCTGCATCATAAAATTCAGGTGAAAAACTTTGGTTATCTGCTACGGCTTCTATTTGAGATGCTTTATATGATAATGGAACAGATCGTTCAGCTTCCATTTGAGACGCTCTTTTTCTTATATCTTCTTCGTTTCCGGCAGCAGTAACATCTATTTTTCTATGATTAAAATTTTCATCATATAAAACGTCAAAATTTACGTCTTGTGGATTTTGAGGTGAATCTGGATTTTGTTTTGAACCTTCTTCGGTAAACTGTTTGATTAAATCTTTGTAGCTTGGCATTGTGAATAATTTTAAAGCAAAATTAAAAAAAAAACCCAATAGATTTAAGTTATTGGGTTTTATATTGTTTTATGTCAAATAATTATAATAGGCTTTTCCATATATCCGCCATTATTTTATTTTCTTGAATAGAAGCTTCATCTTGACCTCTATTATGGTCTATGAGCCATTGATCAACAAATTCTTCATTACTACCTTTCCATGATTGTAATTTGCCTTCTGTTTTAGCAAGTAGTATTGAAATACCACCACCCATTATAATGGTGCCTAAATAATTCTGTAAATCATTTTGATCATGACCAGAAGCAATAAGCATTGTTTTTAATAGTTTTGCTCTCGAACCATAGTTACCGGTTCCTGGATTTACATATTGTTTTACATTACCGGTAAAACTTGAATTATTAAATACAGTTTGATCTAAAGCATTTGTTTGTTGTTTTAAATATTGAACTCTTTGTTGTTGATATTGCATTATTGCATCTTTTTCTTTTTGTTTTGATTTTTGTGATTTTGCTGTTTTAGAATAATTCATTTCTTTTAATTCATTACCTAAAGCTTCTTGAACAGATGCATTATCAACATCTATTTCTTCATAAAATACGGCGCCTGTTTCTTCATTTTTTAAAGCTACAAAGTATTTTAATTCGGTAGAACCATTTTTATATCCTGATTTAGAATTTTTAATAAATTCTTTATCTGGATTTCCATGTTTATCTAATTTAACGGTAATAATAGATTCTGTTCCATTTTCCTGACCGTTTCTATTTCCATCGGTTGTTTTACCGGTATAACCGGCCACCATGGCAATAGGTCTATATTCACCATTTATTTCATTTGCTTCAAGCATTCTTTTACCTGATAACTTAACTCCATCAAATCGATAAGCTGTTGATGATTTACCAGGATCATAGGTAATAGTTCCTAATTCATTAATTTTATAACCACCCGCCATTTGACTAACAACTCCTTGTGTTACGTTTGTGGTAATAGTTCTACCACCGGCTATTTTATATCTTCTACCTTCATAAACTTTATCAAAATTCAAATCAAAACCAGTTTCATCTAAAGCGATATATGGAGCATCAAAATTAATTTCACTTGTAACACTGTTTAATTGGTCCGTATTTGATTTTTCTGCTAAGAGCTTATTAATATCTCCACCTTGTTCATAAACATTGTATATGTCGCTTATATTGATACCGCTTGTAGATATATTTTCTTTTGCAGAAACTAAATCCGTTATGATATTATAATTAGAATCTTCTGTTTCTTCTTTACCAGAAGTTTCTAATTGTTTGGTAGCAAACTTATATTTTTCTTGCATTTCTGCTTTATTATATTCATATTGCTGTTTAATTTTTTCAACGTTTTGTCCATTTGAGGAAACGCCTAATGTATTGAAATAAGCTTTTACTTGTTCGGGAGTTATTTTACTTGGATCACCAACATAAAATTCTTCAATAATCATTCTTGCTTTTAAGGCATTGTAATTATTTTCATTAAAGATTATATCATTATCAGGTATTTTGGTTCCATAATCATATGCTTGAGCATCCGGCATTTTTAATTCTGGTAGTAATCCTGAATAACTAATCTTACCACCTTTATTATTGTTATATGATTTTAATGAATTAATGTCTTTTTGAGTTACTAAATGAGCTGTTTCTGGACTTGATAAAGCCGCAAGCAACATTGTCATGTTTTTTTTATTTTCTTTGAATGTAGCAAACTCTTCGCTTCCTGTTAAGTTATTCATGTATTGTCCCATTAAAGAAGCGCCACCATTATTCATAAACTCTGTGCGAGAACCGCCATAGGCTTTTATTTGTTCTCTTACTTGTCTTTGTAGAAACTTTGATTTTTCTTGTATTTTAGCTTTGTCATATGGCAATAATTCCTCAGCTTGTTTGTTTAGATTATCATAAAAAGATTGTTCAGCTAATTGCATTTTAACTGAATCTTCTTTCTTTTTATCGGAATCCGCTTTTAGCTGCGCGAGATATTGCATTTGTACATTCTCGCGTTGCATATTGTCATTTTGTTGACCTAATAAGCCTATAAGTGATGCCATATCTAATTAGTCTTAGGGTTTTGTTTATAATATTCGCTAAGGAATAGTTCAGAATCAAAATTAGGATTTTTTACTTTTTCAGCAGAAACCCATTGTAATACTTTACTTTCTCCTTCGGGATTACTTTGAGGAACCATAGTTTGGTTATTGTATTTTCCTGATGTAAACAATTCTGTTATTTTTAATTTTTTGTCTTTATCTATTTCATCACTATATGAAGCGTTTCCACTTGACTTACTATATTTAGTATCTTCTTCACTAAGTAAATTAACAAGATTTTGAGTTTCCTGAAAAGTATTATTGGTATCATTTTTACCAAAAAACATTTCATCATCAAAGAATCTTTTTTGAGCTTCCGCCCCATTTAATTTTAAAACACCTTGTTCATCTACTGAATAGTCATCTTTTGTTAAATAACCCTTATATCCTGTTTGTATAAATTTAGAAACATCGCCTTGACTAATTGTTCTATCTTTAATCGATGGAATAAGAGTTTCTAAGACGGTATTAGCCTTTCCTAAATCATCAACATAGTAATTTAATACTTGGTTGATTGCAGGGCTCATTTTAATCTTTTCCTCATCTGTTAATAATGACAATGTTTTAGAAATAGAATTTGCATTGTCTCTTCTTTGCTTTAAATTTTGTCTTTGTTTTTCATGATATGATTTTGTTCCTGGAGTATCACCATTTCCATTATCTTTCATGTTTGGATCAAAACGATATATCTCTTGAAGATAACTTGATTGTAATTGGTGTTTAAAACTTCCCGGAGCATTGTCTTTATAATCTTTAAATACTTGTGTAATATATGCTAAACCGGCATTCATTTCTTCTTGTCCTTCTTGTCTTTTTTGTAATGCCATTTGTTGTTGCAGTACAGTATTCTGATGTTCTTTATTATTTTCAAATTCAGAAACATATTTCATAGCTTCCCCGTAAGCAGAAAATGCTTTATCCTTTGCCTCATAATCTGCAAGTTGAAGTTCAATCAATCCTTGCATTTTTGCAGCTTCTAATGGAGCTTGATTTCCAAGCACAAGATTACGATTTCCGGCAGATGCTTTAACTATGTTATCCTGTGCTAATTTATAAGCTTCATTTAATTTTTGTTTTGATGCCGCTTCAACTTCTGGTGGTAATCCAGTATCGCTGATTTTTTTTAAATCAGCAATATAATTAAGAAAACCAATTCCAATTTGTTCATCATGTAATGGAACTTTTGTATCTACTTTTGATTTACCATTTAATGCAACTGCTAAACCGGTTAATGCTTCAAAAGGAATTTCTTTTTTGAAATTATTTTTATCATATGCGGCACCGGGTTCTCCAGTTTCCATATTACCATAAAAGTTTTGCCATTTATTTACATCGTTTAATAATGATTCATTTTTTAAATCTTCATCACTCTTTTTATCATTAGAAACTTGAACATTTTGATTATTTGAATTACCATTACTATTACCATTACCGTTTCCATTGCCATTACCTTTATAATCATTTTCTTTATCATCAGGTGGAGTTACAACTTCCTCTTGTGGATTCTCTATTAATGACAATGTTCTATTTTGATCATAATGATTATTAAGCCAATTTTTGGTTTTATCTTGTTCTTTTTTAAAAATTTCTTTTTTATTTTCAAGTACATAGCTTTCTTGTTGACCTTCAGGAACAATAAGATGTTGTAAATATGTAGATACTTCACTATTACCATTAGCTAATTTTGCATCTCTATATTCTTTTTGAAGATTTTTTGTATTACTTTTTTCATTATATGGTTCAAAAGAAAAAGATTTAACAATATCATATCTTTTTCCATTTTCATCAAGCCCATATAAATCTTCTGCTAATTCATTAACAGATGGTAAATATACTTTTTTACCATCGTTCCATTCCACATTTCCACCTTTTTCAACAGCTCTTAAATATGATTCATAAACTCCTTTTGAGTTTTTTGCTAACATATCTCTACCCCAAGCGTTTTTCCATTGGTCTTTAATTTCTTGTGGTACTTTAGTGTCCCAAACAGTTTTCTTCTGAATATCATCATAAGACATATTATTATCTCTCATGAATTCTTTTATAGCTACATAGGCATCAATTCTTTCTTTAGATGTTTCAAATCCTTCCAAAGAATATCTATTTTGAATAACTTCATTTATACTTTCTTTTTCATTCTTTGTGTATTTGTTTTGTAAATCTTCAATTAATGCTTTTTTATAATCGAAGTCATAATCTTCATTTTTATTTATTTCTTCTACTTGTTTTTTGTATTCTTTAGCAAGTTTTAATTTGTTTTGATAAGGAATGGTTTGACTTACAGAATATGGTGTTTTACCTGATGCAATAATAGCATTCTTACCTTTATTTTTATAACTATCAAAAGCCATGTTATTGCTTTCGACTTTTGTATTTCCATTTATATAATAATCTTTAGCTCCGGCGCCACCACGATAGTGAACTATTTGAGCAATTTCATCAAGGCTGTCAAATTGAATTTTAAGGTTTTCAGTATTAGCTATTTTAATAACATCATCTATTATAAATGAATCAAACTTTTTATCAAATACATGTTCTTGGAAAGTAGGATCATTAAGAAACCACTGCCAATCTTCTTTTTTAGTTGTCTTATTATTTGCAAGAGCTCCTTTTGATATTTTATTTTTATAATCAGGACCATAAAACTCTTTAGCCATTTCAATAATACTCTTACCATGCAATGTTGGTAAATATTGATACCTACCGATTGCATAAGTTTTACGACCTTTATCATCAGCATTATCGTTAAAAGCTTTATAATTGGCACTTTCAGTCGCTTGAAGTCTTATTTTAAATAATTCTTTTAGGCGCTTTAAGTCAAGACTATTTTTCGTAATTGGATCCATTATATAAATCTTTTTTGCTTGTTATATGTTGCTTGATCTGCAATAGATAGTTTTTCTCCTGAAGCTATTTTAAGCTGATTGTCCTCGCTTTTAATAGCATTATCAAATTTAAGAGCATTGTCTTTTAGCATCCTTTGGTATCTAATTTTTGAATCATGAGCTCCATCAATTAATCCAGCTCCTAATCCAACAACAGCACCTATTCCTGCTCCAATTGGTCCACCAACTGTCATTCCAAGTTCAGCACCTTTAGAAGTCATTTTAATAGTGTTTGCTGTATTCTCTTTTTTAGACGAAGCGACACCATTCATAGAGCTATATGCAGTTACTCCAAAATCAATAATGCCATCTATATTGTTGAGAGCATTTTTTCCAATTTCTGATTTTTCAACCGGTTCTTGACCGGAAATTTGTGTGTTTAAATTTTCTTTTGGAGTAGTTTTAAAAATACTTTCATCAATACCTGATGTTTTAGCTTTTAAAGGTTCAACGGTTTTAGGCGTCGAAACATCAAAATCTAACCATTCCGGTTTTTGATACCTTACAAAAGGTGGTAAATAATCGGTGTTATATTTGTCATATGCCATTTAACTATATGATTTACGAAGTTGAACATCTACTGCAAAGATATCTATTTTTTTATTGGATTGGCTTGAAACATTAATTTCAATATATGCCCATGATCCTCTCATGTCTTTGTATTCATCAATATCAAATTGAATCATTTGATTTTTTAAAGGAATAGAATGCTTACCTTCTCTAATTTTATACCAAAAATGATCTCCAGATATAATTCTTTCCTCGTTTAAATTAGTAGTTATTTTTACAAAATTGACTCTGTAATCAATATTTGTAATCAACTCTATAGTTTTGTATATCTTATTGAAATCGGATTGAATAGCGCAAACAAAACCTATTGATACAGACTTTAAATTATCATCTATATTTAAAACATTTCCATCATTTAAAGACATTAAATCTTTATTGATTAATTCACCGGATGATAATTGTTTTTTTGGAGCAAGTATTTTTTCTTTAAACTCCATATAAACGTCATGATCATATTCATAATTACCATTGAATACTTTCAATAATTCATTATAAGAAATTAAATAAACTTTACCATTTTGTGTTACTAATCGAATGTTTGTTTCCTTATATTTAAAGTCAAAGTATATTTCGGCATCTATTACTTTATCATTTTCAAATAATTCTGATATTACTAATGAATTATTATTTTCAATAAATAAAGGTTTTAAATCCTTTATTAATTCATTTTTATTTTCATCATAAAAAGTAAATCCAAACAAATTTGAAATTACATTTCTTCTGATTGATGTTCCAAAATCAGATACGTATTTATGAGCGCTTATAGAAGTGCCGTTACCTGAATTGATTGTAAATTCTCCTTTGTCGGTTTGTACAATGTTCTTTTCATTAACTCCGATATAAGCAACTCCTTTTGCTTGAATAGCGTATAAATTGTCGGCATTAATAATTAAATTTGTAATTGGACCTTTATCCTTATCTAATTCATGAAATTCATTTGATAAAAATTCACTCCAGGCATCATAATAATCTCCATATAATTTTGTTTTTGAAATAGCAACAATGTTTTCCATTTCTGGATCATCAGTAAATCTAAATGGTTTACTTTTTGATGTTTTCAAATTTCTTTGTTGTAGATAACCAGAAATAATATTATCGCCAGAATCAATATCAAAAGAAAGTTTTTCACCAAGATCTGTTCTTGCATCATAAGATAGTTTAGGCTCTAACATAGTTTCTAATACTACAGCATAAACCCATCCACCTTGTAATCTTTTGTATTCATAAATATTATTATCGCCCATATTAGAGCAATTTGTACCGCCATTAAAAACTCTATCACTTTCTCTATACTCACTTGTACTATGGCCGGTCTTTGTTCTAATGAATAATGTTGTATAAGTATCTCCATCTTCTATTGATACTTGTGCAGCATTACTTGATTGGTGAACAGGCATCAGATTACCTAATGGAATGATAATATTATTAGAAAAAGCTTCTTCTGATTTTCCTCCATAAACACTTGCATCATTATTTCTATAAATATTGATTATAGCATGATTAGTGCTTACATTAAAATCATTATAACCCTGACTAATACTGGGGTTTACTTTAATTGTATTTGGAAAATAAGAAGTAAAATTATTTGTAAATAAATCAGTATCTGATTTAATCATTACTGTGCTTTTACCTTTTGCTCGTACTGAATTTATAATTACCTTATATTTAAATTCATCATCACAATCACCACCTAATTGAGAAAAACATCTTTGAGCTCGACCATAAAACCATGATTGGTTCATTGGTGTGTACATGGCATTATTCGCGATGTTATGAGAAAGATTTAATTCATCTTTATAAGTAACTTCTCCGGGATTTAATTCAATATTACTATTGACTGAATGAATGGCATCTAAATATTTAATATTTGAGAATACGGATGCATTATTCCAATAATCTTGAAAGTCTGTATGCGCTATCCTTGGATAAGGCAAATTTTCATTAAGGCTTGTTTTTTCCCAATAAATTTTCCTTGAAAACTTTGGATATGTTTCTAAATTAATAACTTCATTAGTTATAACATTATTTATTGTTCGTCCCGATTTAGAAATAATAGAATTTTCTTCATCAGTAGAAACAATGCCTATAAGACTTAATTTACTTCCTGAGACATATCTTGATGATACACCACCAAATATTATATCTGGAGCGTCAAAATACATTAAATTACGACTGTAAATTACTCTTTTACGAGCAACTTCTATTCCTTCACTTGATGTTGAATCACCAGACCATAATTCTTCATCATAAGAGTTTCCATTTTCATCATATTGTTGGAATCCTGATAATTCATAAGCAGGACCACCGGCATATGGTAACAGCCAATGATCAACAAGTGTTTCTTCTTTATTGAAAAAATAGTTTAAATATTTAGATGTTCTTTGGAATTTCATCAATGGAGCAGAAATACCTTGCGCTAATATGGTTCTATTATCTTCAGTTCTTTCAACATACATCAATTGATATGTTTTGATATCTTTTTTGAATTTACAATTTAAACGTACTTCTATTTTAATTTTTATTTTTTGTACATATAAATCGTTGTTAATTGTAAATTGATTTACATATTTATTCGTGGTTATTACGGCATTTCCATCTTCATCTATAAATGATATGATTTCATCTGTTTTTGGAATACAAATATCTCCCAATGGTATAGCAAATAGTTTTTCTTGATTTGTTTTAAATTCAATAAACAGTCTATATATCTCATTCTTAAAAAATCCTTTTTTTAAGTTTGGTAAATAAAGATTAAATATTTTATCATTTCCTTCATATGTTTCAGTTGCTTTTTTTAATACTTTTTCATCTTCTGTAGTAAATGATATTCTAATGCCATTACCTGAATTAAATCCATATGAAATAGCTCCATTTACTTTTTGCCCGGTAGGAGTATTTGAATTAAAATCATAAACATACTCACTGTCTATTTGAACTTGCAATGTTGAAAATGTAAATTCATAATCATTTAAATCGGTAAGTATATTTTCATCAATTCTTCCAAATACTAATACACCATCTACAAAAGATATTTTAAGATTACTAAACAATGTTTGAAAATCATTTGTCAAGGATTGCTCAATTAACCAATTCTTTATAGAGGTTATATTTTCATTGTAATTATTAGAATTAATAACGTTTAATGATATTTCATATAAAGAATTTTTTAATTTAACATTATAGTTTCCATATACTCTTATAGATTTATAATGTATCTCTTTTGTCAATTTTAGTTTTTCTGTGAATCCCGGAAAAATATATTTGTACAATTTAGGGTCCGGATTGTATTGGCATCCTTCAAATGTATTTGAATATTGATCCCATGCTTTTAATTTAAAATCAGACCTTAATTCATCTTCTATTTTACTAATTGGATTATTTCTAATTCCACCAACAATTAGCATATTATCTTTATGCTCTAAAGCAGAACAGTATTGCCAATTTGACTTATTGTTTAATAAATCTATAATTGTTGTTGAGTTTGAATATTCTTCTTCATTACCGGTGTGATTAAATTCAACCACACCATTAATATTTTTGGTGCCTAACTTTCTTATTGCTGTTGGAACATCTTTAGCTTGATACTCGATTGCATAAGCTTCTACCTCAATATAATTGTTAGTATTTAAAATTTCACATTTTATCTTAACTCCAAAAGAAGTTATTTCTTCCGGTTCCGATCCTTCAAATTCATCATTTGTATATTTTTTTGGAATGATAACAGCATTACTCAATGGACTAAATTCTGTTAGTTGACCATTCTTAGCAATAAGCCTATATGTATAAAATACAGACATTCCAAATAATGATCCATCAATGTATTCAATAAACTTTGGATTTATCAATGGAGTATTTTGAAATAAAGAAAAGTCATCGGCATTTTGAGTTACGGTTCCGGTATTTTTTATATTTACTTTTCTAAAAGGATTTAGAAAATCAGTATAGTAAATACTCTTAATATTTTGGGTTTCTTTAATTCCTAAACAGACTATTTTGCTATTTATATCCCAATTCTGATACCCTTTCCATATAAGAGTAGATTGAAGTTGGTTTAAAGCATCATACTTTAATGAAAATATAGCATCACAATAATCCTGATTGTTTATTGGAATACTTGTATCAACTTGATTACAAGCTAATAAATTAGGAACGTTATTATTGATAGAATATAAATTAGAAGGATCAAAGCTTTCAATAGATACTTCACATTCTCCAATAGTATTATTATTTACGATTTGTTCATATTCAATTTGACTTTCTGTTACTTCTACATCTGTAAATTGAAAATTAAACTCACCATCGACAATTTCGGCATTTGGAATATTATCTATTGTAACAATATCTTCAGTGATTGTTTCAGTAGATATTATTTCATTCTGATCACACTTTAATTTCACAAATATGATAAGCTCGTCAATGAAAGCTTCATACCCAAGATATTTTATAATATTTTCGTTTTCATATACTTTTTTATTACCTTGAATAGAACTAAATGACAACATACCATTTTTAGAAACTAATCTACCATTAACACCTTTTTGAAATGTTTCATTAGTTTCTGCATTGTTTACAAAATCACCTTGTAAACCTTTTACGAATGTATGTAATGCATTAAAATTCATATTATAAAGATAATCCTAATATTAATAATCCGGTTGCCGTAACACCTATCAAAACGCCCTTAATTAATTTTACATTACCTTTTTTTCTGAAATACTTTATATCATTTTCAAGAGCGATAATTGTTTCATTATTTATTTTTTCTATTTCAACACGATCTTTTATTTCTTTATTTAGATTTGCTATCTCTACCTTATCTAATGAAATATATTCTCGTAGGGATTCTTTTGCTTTTATTTCTTTTTCGATTTGTTTTTGTAATAAGTAATTTTCATTTACACATGAATTCAAATCTATCAATTTATTAGATATGCTATCCATTAGATAAAAGGAAATGAATAACCCTTTTTGTTCGTTTAGAGAAACTTTTTTAGGTAATCCATTATAAAGTATCTCTGGGCTTATAATTGTATCTTGATAGGTCTGTGAATAACTTAATACGTTCATCAACAGAAGAATTGTTGTAAATATTTTTAGTTTTTTCATTTTGAATATGGATTTGGTTTAATTTATTGATAATGATTTCAATTTCTTTTTCTTTTTTATTGTACTTATTTTCTAATTCTTGTTTTTGTCCCTGGATATAAACTCGATCTAAAATTAATTTATCAATTTCTTGATTTAACTTTTTGATGGAATCTATATTTTCTTTTTTTATTTTATTATTTTCTTTATAGTAATAATTTGAAAGTCCAAAATTACTAAATAAAGAGATAAGTAATAAAATAATTATTCCGTAAAAGATTTTTTTATTAGTCATTGGTTTATATTTTAACGTTATATGCTTTTGTTTTAAAAATAATTCTTAAGTGATTTGCTATTGTATTTTTGTTTAGGCAATCAACATGAAGCCAACTTACAGTAATGGATAAGTCCTCTATTCTTCTTAATCCTAAATTGTAATAGCTTTTTTTGTTATTCATTATGATTGAATGATATTCTTTATATCTACTACGTAAATCTAATGCCAAACATTTTGAATTTCTTCCTTTAATAATTTTATGGGCGGAAGTTGGAGAACCGATTTTACATTTATTGGTTCTTAAACCGGACCACTTTTTAATAGAATCAATTGAAAGAATATCTTTCAATATTTCTTCCAATGTTTTTTTATCCTTATGTTTAATGTAATATCCCCACCAAGTATTACAAGTCATTGTTCTACCATCATCATTTCTTAATTGTTGGGCTATATTTATGATGTTATCATCAATTTTAGACCTACCATTATCTACTTCTGTAAAGAATGTCTCTGGATCAACAAATTCATCTAAGTACCAATTTTTTGAAACTTGAATTCTTTGAAATGTATGTTTTTGATTAAGATTCATCTTCTTTCTTATTTGGTTGAGAAAATAGTTCTTTTAAATCTCCATCTTTTTCAAAGTTATATATTTTTTCCATTATAAACTTAGGTGGGTAATCTCCATTGCTTATAATGTATAAACTTTTTATAGCTTTTGAAATTGGATAAAATAGTGTAAGAACCTGAATAAAGCTTTCAAATCCATTGCTCAACATATTATCACCACTCGATAAATGTAATCGATGTAATAATAAGTACACTATAGACACAACGAACATCATGATTGAATTTTTAACAAGGAATTGATGCCAACTGAATGTTTTTGTTTTTAGATGCCTTATACCTCCTAAAATGATATTCGCAATCATTACGATAATAAATCCATTTACAAATTTTTGATTATCACTAAACCAAACATTAAATTCGTTTTGAAGTGAGATTATAAATCCTGATGTAATAAAAGAGAATATAGCAATTTTTAACCATGCTATGGTTCTGTCTATAATTTCAAATCTACCATCACTTGCTACTAATAGGGAGTAAAAAAAATTTGTCATAAGTCTTTTCATTTTTAATTAATTAATTATTTTTTGTTTGTAAATAAGCATTAATACAATGTACTTCTTTTTTTCATTTAGTAAAGTCAATAATATTCGGATTATGAAATTTTATCATTGATTTATTATCTTTTATAATTTATAAATAATTGTAACATTATTTGTGATCACAGGCTGATAAACATCGTACATAACGTGTAAATCAATCCTACGGTTTATATTCGTTTCTATTCCAAATCCAATTTTATTGAAATAATATTCTAAGCCAATATTCATTTCATAGTTTCCAAAACCTACGTTACCACGAATTATTTGACCAACATTAAAGTTAGCATATTTTACAAACTTTTGACCTTGATAGAACCCTACTCCTATCGTATAGTCATAGTAATCTATTGTTGGGAATAATTCTGATGTTAGTAACAACTCAAAGTTATTTTGTCTAACCTTATAAGTTAAGGTTAAATCTAATGCAGGATTATTTTGAGTTGGTTCACTTCCTATAATTAGATTTTTTACATCAACACTAATATTGAATTGATGTTGAGCGGAGGTTGTTATTGTTATAAATAATATAAATACTAATAATAGTTTTTTCATTTTAATTAATCATTTTAAAGTTGAGTTATACGCATTAATACAATGTCCTCCATTTTTCCACTTTCCAAAATCAATAACATACAGAAAATAATACAACACTAATCCTGTAATTGACAAAGATTTTTCTAAATACTTTTCACCAATCCTTGCTGAAAGAGTTATAAGTTCTTCATCGTGATTTTCAGTTTTAAAGCCAAACTTCACACCTCCTTTTGAAAGGGTAGTGTTCCAAAAAGTTCTAAGATTATAATGTAGGAAAATATCTGTCTCAAGTGCATCTTGAAAATTATAATTATTAAATGCTTTTAAATACCCATTTGTTTTTTTATATTTAAAAGCGACAATAATAATGTTAGGAATTGTAAGAATCATCCCTAACAATTTGGCAAGCATAGATAATACCACGCCATAAAATAGTACTATTATTGCTATAACTGATAATGTTATAAGTATTTTCATTCGTTTGCTAATTTAAAAAGTTGGTCTAATTGCTCGCTAGATATTCCGAATTGTTCTGCCATTTCTATCAGATTTGAGTCATTACGCTCAAGAAAATCAGAATAATTCCATAATGTATAAATAATCTCTTTTTTTTTGCCTTCTGGCATCAGATCAATAGCGTCGTCTATACTTTTAATCGAAATTCCTATTTTTATCAATGCTAAACGGAATTTCATGTTTTTTGCAAACATATAAGTTGCTTTTTCTTCTTCATCAACAAAATCAATCAAATCCCATTCTGAAACTTTTTGACCGTTAATGATTTCATTCGCATTTTTAGATAACCATTCATCTGAATAGTTTCCTGTTTTTTTCCCATTAATTAATCTTGTTTTCATATTTGTTCAAGTTCAATTTGTCCGTATGATTGCCAAAACCTTTGATTATTTCCGTTTGGCGTTGGTGTGCGAAAAAATAAAAAAAGTAAATCACCCGCGATTAATTCGTTTGCAATAAAATTTGTTATTTCAAAATTTTCATGCCTACCGTGTGCCGTAATTATTGCATAATTATCTAATATAATAACAGGATTGATGTAATTTTCTTTATTTAATGATAAATTTGCCTTTACAATAGTCAGTGTAAAATTTGAACCCAAATAACTTTTAAAAAAACCACTAAATTTTTTAATAGTTAAATTTTCTTTGCACCAAAAAAGCACAGGGACATTTCCTGAAAAAGAAAGTGGATTAGTTCCAATAGATTGTAAATGCTCATTGTTTCCTAGCCATCCTGTAGAATCGTTAGCCGTTATATAATTCGCTGTATTATTACATGACACGTTTAGATTAAATTGAATTTTTTTAATCATTTTTTGTTGAACCAAACTACTCTCAACTCTTTTCAACTCCCCACCTTGCAAAACCATTAGTTTGTCGGTTGGTGCTATTGTTGTGGCTTCGGGTAGCGCATCAATAGTTTGCAACAAGTCAAAACTTTCAGACCATTCAGCTTCACTAAGTGGAGGTACGTCGGTTGTTGTGTCTAGATATGATTGATATTGATCCTTACCTTTTAATGCTGCGAGTTGCTCAGGAGTGAAATCGTCGTAGGTAAAAGGGGCCCCAGGGACTCCTAAATATAAAGGATTTACTTCGATATTATATTGTATAACCGCTTCTTCTTTAATAACATTAACTATATTAATAATAGGCTCAACATTAACATTAAGATTAATATTAACATTTTTTTCTATTACTTCTACATTATTAATTTGTTGCGATATCTCAATATTATCAACCATCTATTCTTGTATTTTCAATTTTTAATTTATGCTTTATTTCTACTTGTCCGGAAACAATTAAAGTTATTTCAACATTCAATTCTTTACCGGCATAATTTTGAAAATCAGATCCATTGTAAAAATATTTTACAATCTTATTTTCATCTTCAAAAGATAATAATCCATTTTCTAATGTATATTCTTTGATAACATTAAAGTCATCTGAAACAACTACTTTAACAATAGACGTATTAAATGCTGTGGTGCTTTTAAAACGCACCTCATTAGATATGTTTGAGGTTGCTACTACAACCTTATCTATTATTGTCGGATTATGAAATTTAATCATTGTAATAATTATTTATATATCGATGTTTGACCTTGAAGGAATTCTAATAATTTAGAATCATTATATTCACTCCCGAAGTTATCAAAGATATTACCACCATTTTTTGGTAAGATAACTTTATTACCAGTAATAGAATGATTTAAAGAAAATGTCTCTGGTCCGGCAACGTCATAAAAACTTTCTTTTTTTGGAAATATTGCTTGAACTCCATTGTCCTCATAAATAATGTAATTATCTATTGAATATAATTTTTTCATTTTATAATGTTTTAGAGATTGTTATTGTTTTATTATCTTGATCAACAATGTTCGTATCGGAATCAATACTTACTAATGTTATGCTTATATCTATACTTTCTACTTGTATTTGTTCTACGTTTCCAATTTCTATATTTAAATAGAAACTACCATTATCATCCAAAGTTACATTTCTATTGCCAGAATCATTTTGATTAAACAACTCATTATCTATAGAAACGTAATTATCATTTGTATTTAATAATGTACCTGACAATGTAAATTCAAAATTACACACTTTATTAGAATTTCCATTAGATATAAGTAATAAATAACTTAATTTTTCTCCAACTAAAAGTTCTTCTTTAATAATTTCTATTTTAGCTAATGATCCGGTTGATATTGAAAATGTATAAATATTAGATTCATTATATCCAATGTGATTTCCAACTATATACGTAAACCATATTTCGTCACCAAATGATAAACTCTTTATTTTTGAATTTAGTAAATCTAAATAATTAAGTTCATCTTTATAAAAAGAATTACCATCAAGGTCCATTAAATTAAGATTATTGCTTTTACTTATAATCTTAATTCTGTCAACAGAGTTATTAAATAAGGCTATTAAATCTGATAAAAAAACAAAATCACCGGCATTAACATCAACTTGATTATCTACCGATGTGCATATATCTTCCTCAACTTTATTATTTATAAAAATAGTTTTTTTAATTTCTTTTCTTTCACTCTTTTCAGTTTCATAAATAAAACAAACATCTACTTGGTCAATAGAAATTCCTTTTACTCCATTAGATATTAGCTTCATATTGTCATAATCACTAATATCGTAATAAAGATTTTCAATAGCACTGATTGAATTAATTTCCAATAAATGATATTTAGGTAGTTTTAATATTTTAAATCCATTAATCATTGAAAAAATGTATTAATACATGTCCTCTGTTTACAGATGTACTTGTGTAATTGTCCCAAATATCATTTACAGTTCTTTCTAAAAACAATTGACAAGTTCCTTTATATTCAATTTTTGCAATTTGAATATATGAAGTTGTAAGAATTGTTTTTGATGTTCCGTAGTAATCCGGCTTTAATACAACTTCAATTGATCTAATTTTATCCAAATCAGCTTCCAATAAAGATAATGTTTTTACAAACAAACTTTGATTTTTAACATCCCAAGCGCCTATGTCAATTTTAATATAGGTTCCAAGTGTTGTTGTGTTTGGAATGGCAGGTTTATTTTTAATAAAATCAAGAGCAGCATTATTTCTTTGATTCCAATCACTTTGTATTTGTGATGATGGAATATCAGGTTTATTTTTAATGTAATCAACAGAAGCATTATTACTTTGATTCCAATCGCTTTGTGTTTGTGAAAATGATGGAATGGTTGGTTTGTTTTTTATGTAATCTGGTTTTTCTGAATTAGATTGATTCCAATCTGGGATAACGTTATAATTACGAAACCATGGTAAACCAGTTTTATCACTTCTCCAAACAATTCTTGAATATACTTCTCCATTGAAATAATTAATAATAGTTTGTCTAACCGAATATTCTTCCTGATTAACTATATCAATATTTTTTTCGACTTTAAGGAAAGTAGTATTTTTATAAATACCATTAAAAGATAAAGGATATAAATCTTCGTTTGGACCATAAGCATTTTGATATGAAAATAGGAACTCTTGATTTAATTTAGATGTAAAAACATACATTCCAATTTCTAAATAATCATTTAGATTTACATTGCTTGAAATATCTATTACATTTATATGATAATACTCATTGTACTCATAGAAGTTATACAATTTATTACTATAATCTATTTCATTAGAAATTGTTCCATCAGCATATACAAAATCAGTACTAAGCACTCCAGGTAAATAAATAATAGTATTTTTTTCATCCCAGATATATTCTTTTTTCGTTTCAAGGCAAAAAACAATCATGCCTTTGTAATAAGTATAGGCAAGATTATTATTTAAACCTAAATTACGCATTGATTCCAAATCAATAAAATACAATTTGTTGTTTAAAACAAACTGTCCTGATACGCTTAACGATTTAATTATGTTTGATGTTGGATTACTCATTTTTCAAGAATTTAAACATTAAGTTGGAATAAGAATAATGCTCTTTGCTGACATATACAGTTGTATTAAAAGACTCAAAATAAACCTTATCAAATACAATATCTGTAATGTCTTGTTCCAAAACATCAAGAATTTTATATTCTTCAATTGTAGCGTTTTTAATAGCAAAACCCAATCTTCCGATTGAAATATATGGTATTAAAATACCTTGATTAAAGTTTTCTAAAGTATTAAATAATTGAAGATTTATAAAATCCTCACTAATACTATTTATAATAGATGCCGGAACCGAAGGACTATCGTATTGCCAATAATAAATTAAAACACCACTTTGGACTTCATCTATTTCAATATATCCATTTAATACACAAGATGCGATTGGAGTTTCATAATGATTATTACCATTATCATTTGGTAACATCATTGCTTCTAATGGAGAAGAATTGAATAACATGCCCAATTTTTGAAAATCTTTCCAATTGTTAGGAAATGCATCATGACCTCTTGCTGCATCTCTATAATCTTCCCATGCCATTTTGAGTTGAAATACATAATTTTTGCTACCTCTTCCAACGTCTAAAAAAGCTTTTACATTATAAAGTTTCCAAACTATATATGAAACAACAGCTTCTTCATGGTTCATAGTTGTTATTGGATTTCCTAAGCCATCACAAACCATTCCGGTATAAGTCAAATATATTTCATCTTTTTCTTTTTGGCTTATGTTTAATGTAACATATGATGTATTTACATTGAAAGCTTCTGCAGGAAAATAGTTTTCATCGTTTTCATAACTTATACCCTCAAATTCTACATAATCTTTGGGAACCTGAAACTGTATTCCATTAAATGTATTGTTGGCCACAGTATATTTAATTCTTTTTCTAACAACAGAACCAAAATAGCCTATTTGTCTTTCGGCTTGAAAGATCATTCTTTTAATCCTTTCGTAATATGGAACAAGATTGGTTATACCGGTTTCATCTTTAACTCTAAGAATTATTTCGTCAAATGTTACAAATCCTGAATGCATCTTTAATCGTTTCTATTAGTTTTTTTAATCCAATATTTTATATTTAACTTGTCTTGGTCAACAAAATTAAGGAATTTCATCTTTTCTCTATAAAAGAAATCAGCATAACTCCCGCGATTCAAATTTAATGTAAAATAGTTTACAAAATACAATAACTCTCTATTAAACCATTGCATTACAATTGGTAGTGATTTTTGATTATTGATTTTATATTTACTTAATGTTTCTGGTCTATATAACCTTTTTTGAACTTGACCGCCAATAGGAAAGTATAAAGTTTCTGCGAAAAAAAAATCACGTATCCATATTTTTAGATACGTGTTGATTATTTTTCTAAACAAACCATAAGGCATTACAACTCTTTTTTTGTCTCCATTTTCAAAAATTCTTCGAGCACTATAAGTTATATTATATGGATTTGTATTGTTATATACATCTCTGATATTCCACTGTACACTATTCTTCAGTATTTTTGGCATTTTGATCTCCTATTTTATCAGCCTTAGTTTGTAATATGATATTAAATTCTAAAGCTAATATTGATTGAACTAATTTTTGAATCAATTCAAATGGAAATGGAAATGGTGTTTCTGTCCATTTATAAGTCGGATCATCATCTGGATTTACTAAAATAATTTCCAACTCAGCACTTGGATTGATATTATTAAAATGTTTTATTAAATTAGCTTGTATTGAATTATCATCAATACAGCAATTCAAATTACCTTTATACAATTTTAATTTTCTTTGCTCAACAGTTGCTTTAACTTGTGTTTTCCCATATCTTGTTTTTATAGAAGTTCTAAATTCTTCTGAATTTATAATAGGAATAAATTCTCCATATTTAGACATCTTTAAGCCAAAATTTTCTTCAAATGATATGAATGGTGGTAATTCGTGTTTTAATTCAGTAGTACTTACTATTTCAAACGAATTAAGGCTTATTCTTTGAAACACTTCATCTGGAATTGTCATTCCAAAGAAATAATTCTTATTTAATAGATCAGCTCTATATTTATGGATATAAGAGCGAATCAATCTTTCTGATATGACTTCATCATTATTCAATTCTGTGTTTTTAACAGTATTGAGGATTTGATATACAATTTGTTCTTCGGTAGTTGTCATTAGAAATCAGAATTAGGTACCTGGACTCTTTGATCTGCGGTTGAAGCAAATAATTGTTTAACCGTTATTTCAATTATCTTTTCAATAACATTATCAGGTAAGTTTACAATTCTTACTTGCGGTTCATTTAAATTCGCGAATACCGGTTTTTTAATGTATAAAATTAAAACCTCGATGGCTTCTTCAACATCGTTAGTTTGAATGTTTATAAAATTTTCATATTGGTAAACATGAGGATATTCCAATGTTGGTTTATTAAATGGATCAATCTTCATGATTTCATCTTGTCCAATTCTAACAACCCTTGTCTGTCTTGGTGTAGTATTACCTAAATAAATAGGTTTTATACTCGCTAAGTAATAATAATCACTTGGTAATGGTCCTTTCATACCTCCTAAATCTGCATCAGCAAGTAACGGAAACCTTTTAGGAACTATTAATGGTTTTATGTCATCAGTAATTCCTTGATTCATTTCAAGGACTTTTTTGATGGCATCTAAATACTCGTAAGTTGCCGAACGAAATCGGTTCAGAATGACAGGCAATTGGAAAAAATCTGAACCGATTTTATCGGCTTTTTGTAATATTAAATAATATGTTTCTTCTAATGAATACATTATGAAATTTTATTTATTCGATATTGATCTCTTTCTCTTTGTCTTGCAATTTCTTAATCTCTGTTGAAATGAAATTGAATTCATCAGGTCTATCTTCAAACCATTTACAAACGCTTGGCAAATCAACTCCAATTGGCTCCCCTTGGTACTTGTAAGAGTTGAAAGTATGTTTCAACTTTTCAAATCTTATCATTTCTTTAACCAAAAGAATATATTTAGTGAATTCAATGTCATTAAGAATTTCATCTACCCTTTTGGCATTACTAATAGATTGGCGAATGAAATTCTTTAAAGTAGAAACAAGTATTTTCTTTTCAGAACTTACATTACCATAATATCTTCTATTGATATAATTCAAATCAAGGACAGCTAATATACCTCTGATTTTATCAATTCCAATAGCTTTTGGGCCATCAGCGATAAGTCGAGATATCACCTTATCGATTACTTCTTCATTATCCATTTTTACGTTTTCTTGATTATCCAACGATATCAATTTATATCGAGGATTTCCTTGTTTTGTTGTAATGACTTCATTTTCCAAATTAACTCCATCAACACCAACTTCGGGATGACCTAACAAAAAGTTTACTACATTTCTATGGAATGCATTTTTATCAGGATTGAGAATGATTGTTGGAGTGGTTAATTGAAATCCAAGTAATGGCTTTTTATTTCCATCTAAAAGAACCCTTAATAAACCTGTAAATGGATCATCGTAATTGCTGATTAAAGCCGTTGAAAATCCATCTGTTTTGTTTGGCAAATTGTTGTTTAATTTTACAGAAAGCTGCCATCTTCCGGTTACAGATCCTTTATAAAATTTCTTACCCTCAATTAACTCTGTTTTTGTTGCTTGTGACATAATGTTATTATTTTTTGGTTTATATAATAAAAAATAGCTTAGGGGGTATTGCTACCCCCTTAACTATTAAATTAGATTAAAATAAAAAGCTTCTGCTGTCTGGATTGTCAGTTAACCATTGTGATGCGGCTAATGCACCTCCATTGTAAGCTTGTGTATTTTTCAAGATACCACATGCTTTTTGAGCATACACCATTGCCATTTGTTCTGAGTAGAGGTGTACTTTCTTACCAGCAAAACCTGAACTAACTTTTGCTGATTCTCCGGCAGGATCAAATGAAGTTAAACCATCTTCATACTTTTTGATATAAGCTGAACCAGCTCTATTCAAAATATCAAAGTTTGGAACACCATCAATTGGACTTGCATTTATGATATAAATATTTCCTGAACCGGTAATACCACCATTGGTAGGATACATTGCAGGATTGTTTAACAATTCATCTTCAAAGACAACAAAGTCATTACCTAAATAATGATATTTATTGAAAGAGAATCCTACTTTGTTTTCTGCACCAGTAGTAACATTTACAACGATGCTACTTGCTTGGTTAGTAGTGGTAGTTTGTGCCCAACCGGTAAGTTTTTTTAATGATTTGTCAACAACCATCGTACCGATTCTATCAGTAACCAAAATGAACAAGTTACCTGTAGATCCTTTTGGAGATCTTTGTGATAATACATTCATGATAGCTTCAAAATAAGCAACTTCTACACCTGTATTGGCACCGTATTCAAATAAGTTGGCTTCTTCAATTTGAGGAATCCAACCATCGCCACTCATTGGAGCAGTTAAACCACCTTGTGCTGTAAACCCTGAAAGAGTTAAAGTATTGGCACCATAGTTTTCAAACCATTTGTGATTTGTTGGGTCCATAGTCATACGAGAAACTCTCAAACCTTGTTCCAATCCTAAAGCGAATTGTTGTTCAGCTTTAAGCACTTCTGTGTATTCCCAAAGACCACTTGAAGCATTTGTTCCTTCATTATAAAGCATTGACACTTTTTGTTTTGAAGCTTCAAGAGTCATTGTCAAAGTATAACGTTGGATATGTGAGTAGTTAATTCTCCATTTGTTGGTATATGTTTTTTGATTACCATACAAAGAACCTTCACCAAAACGAGTACCACCATAAGTAAGTACAGTTCCTTCAGCTAAATGTGCTGATTTAAACAACGACGCACCACCCATAATTTTACCATCATAAACATAATGATCTCCGGTAGATGCTTTTCTACCACCTCTGGCAACGATTAGTTCAGTCCCAAGGTTATTATCTAAGATAATAGATTCGTGTGGTTGAATTTTACTACCGTCAATTCCATTAGCTGGATCATGTTGAACAGCAATACTTATTAAAGTATCTGTAGTCAATGTTGATTCTGTCAATGGAGAAACAAAGGTTACACCAACATTTCCGGTCAACATATCTGGGGTTGGATTTGAGGCGTCATACCATTCTCCAATTCTTACAGAACCGGATGCTAATGATGGAGTGAATAAAGCACCTTCATAATGAACGCGATAAGCATTATCGTAAATGCCTTCACTATCTTTTTTTACTTTACCATTCATCGCTCCTGAATTTACCATTCCGGCAGATGCGGCAAAAGAGCTTACTTTAGCATATCGAGCATTAAGGTCGAATGCTTTTTTTCTAATTTCCATATGTTTAGCCATCTTATGAGTTAAAGAATTAGCTTCGGTATGGATTTGAGGGTTATAATTATATTGCGGCCCTCTAAGGATTGTTCCTGACATTTGTTTAGGTTTTAAAATTAATTAAATTAACTTTTGATATTTTGTCGCTCATTATCACCGGCTTTGCCTTTAAATGAGTTCCATAAACAAATCATGTAGTTCCTAATTTGGTCTTATTGCTTTGCAGTATTTCCAAAAAGGAATAGATCTACAAGTTCATCGCCACCTAATTTTTTAGTTGTACTGCCACCTCTGGCTTGATTAAGGGTTGTAGATTTTTGATGATTAGGTATTAATTCATCAAGAACCTCTTTTCTTCCTTGATCAGCTGTTGGACGCAATGCTCGCTTTTCGATTTCGCTTTTATAAGCGTGCATAATCGCCAACTCAACTAATAGTTCTGGATTTTGATTAAGTTGCTTTGAAAATTCGTTATTTACAATATCAGCATATACTTTGTTTAAGACATCTTTCTCTGGTTTAATGCCAAAGAATGATTGCTTTTTAAAAATATCAATTATTTTATTTTGGATTGCTCCAACTTTTTTTTCGGCTTCTGCAATTTTTTCGGAATCTCTTATTTCTTCAAGACCTTTGTTTTTGTCTTGAAGTTTTTGAAGTTCTGATTTAATTTCAGACTTCAAATTATTGGCATTGAAATCAAGAGTTCCATTATCTTCCCATTTATCCAATTTATCTTTTACTTCATCCTTTGCAATATCAATATCAAAATGCTCACCCATTTCTTGTTTCTTAAGAGATAGATGATGCATTGTGAGTATTTCCCTACTTGACTTATTTAAAACGTCAGAAAGAGCGTTTATTGTAGCTGTATTACGCTCGTATTCTTTTTCTTGATCTTCGGTTAAAGCACTAACTTTAGCCGGAGTTTGATTTTGTAAAGATTGCTTTAATTCAACCTTATCTTTGAAATTGGTACCAAACTCTTCATTGTATTTTTTTACAAAATCATCTTCTTCTGATGGAGTATTATCTGGAGCTGGTTTTGCCGGTTCTTGTTTTCCTACAAAATCTTGTAAGATAGTAACATCATCATCATCATTATCCAATAAATCATTAATTGATAATTCATCAATCAATGTATTTTCTAAAGAATTATCCTGATAATCTAAATTATTATTTGGATTTTCTGGATTTTCCGGCATATCAAAGTCTTTAAATAAATCGTCGTTAGTTGTCATAATATTGTTTTTTTTGGTTTAAATTCTGAACAAAAGTAATATATTTTTTATTCACTTTTTGTTTTTTGATTTTTTTCTGATTGTTTATAGTTATATTTAGCTGCTAAAAATTCTTTTTCTATATCTGCCAATGTTCTATTATTTTCGTTTCCTTGTTTTATTTTTTCAACATTGGTTTTGTTTTCAGCATAAATATTCGCGACAATAACATCTTTAAGATGACCATCCCTGGATACTTGTCTATCCTTATCCTTTTCTTCTGCCATAGCTTGTTGTTGTTGTTGCATTGCTTGCATTTGAGATTGTTGCAATTGTTCTTGTAATTTACTTTTACTTTCAATTGCTTTTACCAATATAGCTTCTGCTTCCGAGCTGGTATCTTCATTTAATATTCTTATAGCTGATAATATCAATTCATCACTTTGCGCATTGGAAAGTAACATTTCAGCTGCTCTATTGATAATTTCTTTTTTTTGCTGATCTACATTAGGATACCCAAAGTACATGCCATAATCAGCTAAGAAGAATTTTTCTGAAAATGCAATTACTTTAGATTTTAAATCTCCAAATATGAATTGGGTAACATCATTGTCTTTATAAGTTTGTTTAGCTTTGATAATTACTTTATCCAATAATGACTGAATAAAATTATCAAAAGGCATGAAAATATTCTCTAAGCGAATTAGAGAGCCTTTAACGGCTTTATCTGAACCGGATGCTGTTTGGTATTGACCAACATTCCCTTGTGCCTCTGGTGATAATCCTATCCATTTATCAGCCAACATTTCAATAGTTGCTAATGCGTTTATAATGTCTTGTAGCATTTCTTTAGTGCCTAAATCAATTGCTGTAAATTGATTAAAAGTTTGTCTTTGGCTTTTATCTTTGGAGTTAATAAGAACCATACTGTCTTTTACGGCATGATGCAATACTCTATTTAAAGCTGTTTGAGGATCACCGTTTTTAAAATATTCCCTTGGCGTTTGAGCCACATCGTAAAGCATTATTTTTCCTTTATTTTTTTTAGCGGTTAACCTTAATGTAAAAAGAAGTTCTGATGCAAAATCTTGTAATTTTAATAGCAATGCCGCGATAGATTGTATTCCTGTTTCACCTAAAGTGTTATTAAGTTTTAAGGTTACACTATCTAACAATATATCGCGAGGATTTGATTTCCGAGAATTTCTATATTCTCTTTCTCCATAATCAAGAACGATATCAGGACCAAGCATAATACAGAATCTATGCTCAAACACTTCAAGTGTTCTTAACCGTTCTTTATCTCTTTTTTTATATTCATAATCATCATCTAATTTTTTAACTATTGGTTCTCCGGTATGCTTATTTTCATCTTCTATAAATCTTACGTTTTTTTGAGATTTCCAATCGAGCTCAACCACATTAACTCTTTTGGTCTTATTATCTGTTGAAAACCATCCATTGATATCTATGCCACCTCTTGTAGCATTTGTAAAGTAATCATTTTTGAAATATGATTTAACTAAAGCTTTTGTTTCTTTATCAAGAGTGAATGTATTTAAAATTTCATTCTCGCTCATTGGAACATATTCAATAAAGAAATTTTGATTTTCATTTACGTCTGATTTTGGGTCCAAATCAAATATGGCATTATTCGGATGTACCATTCTCCATTTAATAACACCATTATCAACATAAATTTTTGCATGAACCTGTTCAGATATCAAAACGCTTTTAAGCATTGATAAAATCAGTCTTTTATTTTTTTCTACTTCAAGGAAATTGGTTATTACATCATTAGCAATTTCTTCTTCCATCATCTTATAATCCTTTGCCATAAATTCTTCAATATCATTTGGCAATTTAATTTGTGGATTATTAGTATCTAATTCAATTCCGGTATATTGCTTAAATTCTTCATTTTTTTCTCTAAAAAGTTCTTCTTCAATAAGGTCTAATTTATATTCTAATTTTTTAGCTACACTTTCTTTATCGATGGCATAAGCTCTTTTTTTGACCGGTCTTTCTGCATATATCCCTGCAATCTGGTCTATTTTAGTTTTTATAAGAGGATAAACCATATATGGAACTCCAAGATTTGTTCCATATTGATCTGTTAATGTTAGTTTAATGATTTCTGTTTCTTTTTGCGTTAATATTCCATTGTAACTATTGAATAGTCTTGTAATCGCTTCATTGCTTCTACCATACTCATTACTTTGAATAAATGATACAGCATTTTGAACATGTTGTTTGTGCCAATCTTTTGTTTTTTTTGACTTTGGAATGTCTTGATCTGGAAAATTGTACATCTTTAAAATTTTTAACAAAAGTAAATAAAAAATCAATCATTAATTAATTTTACCTAATAATAACATTTCGTAATAATCTTTACCATATTTATTTTTTAAATCTTGTAATAATTTTTCGGCTTCATTTTTTTCATTTTCTTTTTTAATTATTATCTCATTTACATACGAATTATCGGTTCCTAAATCATATTCAGGATTAAAGGTTTCAATGTTTTGAGTTGATGATGTTTGTCCAAAATTTGTCATTTTTAAATTACCATTGATATCCACATAATAATAATCTATATCATAGATGCTTTTATCATTCGAGTAATCTTCTTCTACTCCATCAGATATATAATCGAATTGCTCTAATTTAAACAATAAGCACATACCAAGAGCCATTGCTATATCCGTATTTTTATCTCCATAATCAGTTAAATCCATTAACATATCATAGAACCAATACTCTGAATAATTATCTCTAATCTCTGATTTTAATAATTTTGTTACAAGATTTTTAACTTCACCGGTCATTCTTTGACCTATTTCATTTCGAGCTCTATCATTTAAATGAGCGCGAAGATCTAATTTATTTTTTAAGTATTTATCAGCACCAACATCCTGAAAATATTTTATTATAAATATCTTAGAATACTCAACCAATACTTCCATATTTCTGTATATAGCCATTTTTAAAGTATTCTCATAGAAAGTGTCATCATTACTTGCATCACCTCTTTCAGCAAGATAAGCAACGGGATAATTAAACTTTATACTTGGTCCGGCATAAGTACGGTAACAAACAGTTGCACCATTTGATGATTTGCCTTCAATTGCTTCTTCATCATAACTATCACAGCCTCCTATATCTGGTTTGTGCTGCATAGAATCTTTATTGATTGGCGGTGCTAATTCATAATAAACTCCATACTCATTATCTTCAATAAATTTTACAGTAGAACCATTAAAAACTCTAATCTTAGCTCTTTCTTTTGTGTCTTTAGCTTTATGAAGCAATCGTTGGACTACTTCATTATCTACCCATTCTAAATGTCCTCTTTTTATTTTAACGGGAATATCTTCTTCGTTTATTCTTTGTATTTGTAAATTTAGTTTTACAATATCCAATACACCACCGGTTGTTTTTTGGAATATATGGCTTTCTTTCAATGGATATGTTTGGACTACTTTAATATAGCCTTCAACATCTTTTTTAGTTCTTTCAAGTAGTTTTAATATGAAGTCTGTTGCTGCAGCTTTATTTGTAGTTCCATTTTCATAATTGAAAAAGTCAATTGTATTACCATCAGTATCTCTTATCTCACCGGGGAAAAATTCATTTGCAGGAATAAATAC